TCACCCCAACTCAAGACTTCTATGCACAGTCTAAGAAGCAAGACGGTGGTCTCGTATTCTACACGGGTCTAAACTCCAACGGTGACCTATACATTGGTAACCGTAAGATTGATGCTATCACTGGCGAGGAAGAGTTCCTTGAGTCTGCACAATTGGTTGACTCTGAGGATGATACTGAAGATATTGGTAACCTCGTTACTACATTTGATACTCCTGTAACGTTCAACGAATATATCGTTGTTAACGGTGGTGATGCTCAGGATCGTATGAGCACATTTAACTCACCTGTCACTATTAATGTTCTAGGTAGAGTTAGAGATTATGCATTCACCGTAGTTTCAAACGTATCTCCTAGTGATGGTGATGATGGAACACTTGATAAGACTAATCAGTTCCTCAATCAAGATACATTTGGCGATATTGTTATCGCTAGAAATAGAGTTGCTGCTTCGGTATTCCAGTTCAATCCACGTGGATCTAATGGTGCTGCTCAAGGTTATAAGATTCAAAACCATGTAGTTGCAAACGAAGGATCAAATATAACTCCTAATCAGAGTGCATTGTATAGCACTGGATTGGGAACGGCAATTGATTCTACTCAAAATGTATTGTATGGATCTAACGTTCCACTTTCTGGAGATATGCTCCTTAAGGGATCTGAAGTTGGTGGTTCTGGATCTGTAGGTTGGATTTATGCTAACTTCTTTGCAGTAGTTCCTGCTGCTAACATCCTTCACTTTACGATGAATGGTAGCACTGTTGTTACTATCACATGGGGTAATGGTTTATCTAACGAGCAAGTTGGTGTTACTAGCGGATCACAGATCAGAATTAGTAACTTCAGCGACTCTGGATTTAATGGTCTATGGCAGATTATTGGTAATGGATTTAGTGCTACCGCTAATACATGTCAGGTTGCTCTTATTGAGAATAGATCTAATGTTGCTAATGATAACCCACGACTTTGGGCAGATGAAGTTGCACTTGGAAATGGTGTAAGACTAGAGTTCTCTAATTCTTCTTGGAAAGAATTTGGAGTCATTGGTGCTGAAACACTTAGAACTGACACTGAAGACATCGGTCAATACAAACTTGGTATTAACACAGTTGCAAGATCTGCACATGATGCATACAAGAATGCATTTGTTGACGCTGCAACAGCTCCTCGTGCAAACCTTGACGTTGTTGGTAATGCATTTATTAGTGGTAAGATAATCTCTGATTACCTAGATCACGCTGCATTTGCAAATAGAACTGAAACTGATTCTGATTATGCACTTCTAGTTGGTGGAGACAGTGCAGCGCCAGAAAATGAAGCAACCCTAAGAGTTGCAACTACATCTGGTGGTCGTGTTGGTATTAACGTAACCAATGCTGAACTAGACAGAGCACTAGTTGTTGATGGTGAGTCAAGATTCACTGGTGATGCTAGATTCCAAGAGGATATTGAAGTCCATGGTGGCGGCGGTGCTAATACTGCTGAAATTAGAACAGATATTACCTCTGGTCAGTTTAACTTCTTAATGAACAGCACTTTTGTTGGTGCTGCTAACTCAAGTGGACTGAAAGTTGCTGGTTGGGTACAAAATATTGAAATTGGTAATGAGACTGCTGATGAGCAATATGTCAAAGTTGGCACTAAGTCTCTTAACAGCAATATCTTTATTGGATCCACTCCAGATACACCTATCGGAAATGTTTCTAAGATTGAGATTGGTGGAGCATATAATAATAATGAATCACAGTCTTACACTGAGATCAAAACCAAGTCTCTCAAGGTTAATGGTGACTTCCAGTTAGGAACTAGACGCACTATTACAGATTCGGTAAGACTATCTACTACTGCTGGTACAGTTAGCTTCTTCTCTGACTCTGGTTCTGCATCTACTATTAACTTCGGTCTTAATGCATCTGAAGTTAACATCGCTGGTCAGGGTGGTAAGACTACTATTAACAACCAGTTAGAAGTTATTGCATCTGCTAAGTTTAATGGCAATATGCATATGTGTGGTGGACTTGCATCCTTCGCATTTAATGCATCTAGAGGACAAAGCGGAACAACAATTTCTGCACACGCTGATGGTGTTATTGTTCCACAGGTTCAGTTCAATAAGAACATTGATATCTTAAATGTTCTCCGTCTTGCAACTAGCGAGGATGGATATAACCAAGTTGATACTGCTGGTGCTGGAAACTGGGGTGGTGCTTCTTATCAGGGTGATCAAAGTATTGGATTGCCAGTTCTAAGTGGTAATGAATTCTATCTACCTCTGAAGAACAAACCAGAAGATGGTGATGGAGATCCATACTTCACTGAGAATGATTATATTATTGTTGATAGTCCAGTAGTTACAACCACTGGATATCCAGAATTCTTGAGAGTTGTTGAGTTAACCTCAATCAATACTGCGCCATACTACATTAAGGTTGAGCGTAAACCTTTCGGCACATTTACTGGACAGATAGATACACACCCAGATACAACACCAATTTATAAGGTTAACGTACAGTTTGACTCTACGTGGACTGAACAGGCACTAGATGCTGATGGTCCTGAAGACAATGTATATCTCGCAGAGTTTGGTGGTGATCTAAACATCAATGATTATGTAATTATTGACCGTGAAGACAATGATGGTGATGGCGTCTTTGATCAAGGTGAAGTCCTTAAGGTTCTAACATCACTTAACCAAGAAGTTCAGAAGTTTAGAATTTCTGACTGTGGAGATCCAGATAATGATGTCTTCATCGTTGATTCTACTACTGGTGATACTTACATCGGTGGTGAAGTAACAATTGAGAACTCAGTTAACATTAATGGTGGTTGCTCTACTACAGATAGAGGAACGATCACTGGTAATCTTACACCTGCTGCTGGATCTGTTCTAGTAGATACTATCACCAACGTTAGTGCTACTGATATTGCTAAGGTTAAAGTTAACGATGTTGTTAAGTTTGAAACTGGCGGAGTCAATGCAGATCTGTTCGGTAATACTAGAATCAGCGAGATTGGAACCAACTTCATTAAACTCACAAAGAACATTGTTTCTGATTCAGCTCTAACAAATGTAGTATTCCGTGTTACTAAGAACGAAGAGTTTATCATTACTAATGGCAAAGAGCAGAATACTCTTTACTTTGATACATGCAGTGCTGCTCTTGAAATTGGTAACCAAATCAGAAGAATTGATATTAGCAGAATTCTTCCTGGAGCACAAGCACCTGCAGATACTGTAAGTGAGTACAGTGGAAGTGAAGAAGATCAAAAAATCCATTCTTATTGGGTTGATCCTCAGACAATCAACGCAAATGGTCCAGTCACTACATTAACTGCAACAGCTAACACTGGTCCTATTTCTGGATCTGTCTATCTGAGTGTTGCTGAATTAGGTCTTGGATCTGGTAGATTTGCTGCTGGTGATTTAGTTCTGGTTGGTAACACATCTCAGATCAATGCTAAAGGAACAACTGGAACTGATTGGGAAATCATGGAAGTTGTGGTAGTTGATACCACCTCAAATATTTTAAGATGTCTTCCTGGTCAAGAGGGTACAACTGCAAATGCATTGACAACTTACCCAGCAACTACAACCAGTGTTGTTAGAATTCTAAAACATCCTATGGTCTCTGCAATGCTTGACATTGAAGAGAGAACTCGCGAGAACACTCCATATGTTTCTGTAATCATTGATAAAGGACAGATTGTTCAAACAAAACTTGATTACACAAACTTTGTAAGAATTACCAGTGCATCTGATGCAAATGGTAAGTTCTACCTTGTTAACGGAGGTTTACTAGGAAAATATCATACACCAGTCATGGATGAAACACTCCAAGATGGTAACGTTACTACTAGAATCGGTGATCTAGTTCTTAACAAGGACTTCACCATGTATGGTGGTAACCTTACTATCAAGGATTCCGTTTCCAAGACAAATATCTTGAGACTTGTTAATGATGACGGTCACGCAGATCACTCAGGATCTATTTACTTTGATGCAGGTGTTATTGGTAGAGGTAATATTACTCTTTATCCAGCATCTTGCCCAGAGAACGTAGTTCAGGATGCACAATCTTGCGATCCATCATTCAAGGTTGATGTATTTGGTAATGGTTTAATTGGTAATACTTGGTCAGTTGTTGGATCTCCACAAGAATCTCCACCAAAAACACCTAAATTATCTGTTGAAAATCTAGGTACTAATGGTGCTGATAAGTTCGTAATCAACCAAGATAATTCTATTGATGCATTTGGTATTACTAATTTCTACACCACTAGTGGCGGTAGACATGCCAGATATGTATCTACTGGATCTGATGCAGATGATAAGAATCTACAATCTAATGTTACTTACTTTGTTAATGTAACTAATCAAGATGAAATGATTCTATTCTTACCAGAGAATGCTCAAAGTGGAGATAGAATTGAAATTATTGAGGTTGGTGGAAATCTAACGTATGATACATCTCTAGTAATTAGAGCATTAGGATCTCAAGTTAGAGTTCAGGGTGATAGTTCAGGAACAACAATTGGATTGGGTGGATCCACTCCATATAATTCTGGTGAACTAGTCGTACAAACACCAAACGCAGCGTTTACCTTGATCTACCTAGGATCTACAGATTCACAAGGAACAATTGTTTCTTCTTCTGTAACTGGATGGTGGCTCAAGGAGGTTTGATAAATGGCAAATTACGGTAGAATAAAATCAACAAAAATCGCCCCAATTGGTACAATTATGCCATGGGGCGGTGGTTCAGCGATTGGAGAAAGCGAAGATAATATACCAAGAGGTTGGATTATATGTAATGCTGCTACTCAAGTATTGAATGCTGCAGATTATCCATTACTTGCTAAAGTTATGGGAAATACATATGGACCATTTCCTGAAGCAACTGATACTACATCAGTTATTGGAGTTAATTTTGGTATCGTGAATCCTTTTCCTTATAATCCAGATTCTGATAGTGATCGTCATGATGCATCAAAGCATGTAGATCAGTTTGCATTGCCTAATTTGAATCAGGTTGCATTGGTTGATATTGAAGCTTCAAGATTGCCAACCGATGCTCTATTAGAATTAGGAACATATATTAGTAAGAATGGAAGTGAGGGTGATCTACCAGATACAGAACCAAAGTCTGATGTTGATGTTACTTTTACAGTAGAACCATCTGATAACCTTGCGGGTAGAATTACTGGTATTACATTATCAGATCCAATTTACAATGATACCGTATATGTTTTACCGAGAAAACTTGGTAATGACCATACTCCAGCACATACACATAGACCAGCTACTGATAGTGAGTTTGATAAATTTACAGGTGTACAACCACTTGCTAATCCATTGATGGAATTCCAACCAGGAACTGGACTACCTGATAATCCTGGTAAGATTACTAGTATCACGGCAATTGGAAACAGAGGTACTAATTCTCCTCCACATACATTTTTACGTGGAGAACGTGATGTTACGTGGTTTGATGAAAATGATGGTGGATTAACTGTCCCAGTATTAGACAAAAAGGTTAATATTCCATTTAATATGGCACTTGTACCACTACCTCCAAATGGTGATAGAGACATACCTAAACAGGGTAAGATTGAGGTTTCATATAAAGATAATCATTTAGCAGTTGAAGCTGTGCAAACGCAAGCACATACAGGAGCATTCCCTCCTGCAGGAAGATATCAGGGAAGAAGAAACTATTATCCATCTCCAGATGTTCCTGACTATCACAGAGGAGAAGATATGCCACAGGCATATGTAAATGATCCTCCATTTGTCGTAGGAGAACCACAACCAATTGCCTTGGGTGTTACAGATACATTTGCTTCAACTCTAGATCATGAGTCTGATCGTTGGCTAGATAGTGCATTAAAGTCGCATACTCATGATGCAATGGAGTTAACGATGAATCGTGGAAGTCTTGCCATACCAACAACGGTATTGGTTAATAATGTCTCCACGGGTACTACAGCTCCTGTTAGTGTTGATACCGCGTTGACAATTGCAATCAATCCAAACACACCATCACTAACGATGATGTACATTATTAGGGCATTCTAAAATGGCAGTATTCTATAATAGAGAAAGGGGGAAGTTGGGGTCTCTCACAGGAACTATCATATCATTTGCTACTCAACTTCCCACTAATGAACCTAAAGATAATGCGGAATTGTTACCTGCAGGTTATCTAAGATGTGATGGTAGTGTACTATTTGCTTCTGAATATCCTTTGCTGGCGGCAGTTTTAGGAGTCGGTGACTCTTGTCGTTACAAAAAACCAGATACTATATTAGCAAACAATGAGTTTCAATTACCTGACTTAAGAAGCAAACATATTAGGGCAACAACTTCTGCTAATATTGGTTTGTATAATGATCTATATGTAAATGATGTTAATGGTAATCAGGTTATAAAAGCTGGTGTAGCATTGGATGTAATTCAAAACATTCCAAGTCCATTTAAACTAACATATAATGGAGAGTTTTATATCCCACCACAAACTCAGGATTTGAGAGGAGAACCATCATTCTCACTTGAAACTGGTGCATATACATTTGAAACAGGTGTCTCAAATAACATGTTCCAACCTCACTTGCATAGAACCACAACTAGTCGTGCAAGACAATATGATAGAGCTGGAAATCATTTTGGTTCAACCCAGAATAATTCTATTAGATCTATGTCTTCACTTAATGTTTGTCAGTGGTGGTCAAATACTAGACAAGAACTTTGCTACTGGCAAATAACAACAGCATCAGCAAAAACTAGAAGTGGAGTTGGACCAGGGCAAAATGATGTATCTACAGTTCCTATTGGACCACCTAATGAAATCAACCAGTATGGTGCATGTTGGTTTGCTTGCGGACAGTTTACCACTCAAGGATATTGTCTGTGGCCTGAAACCTCTAATTGCCCTGGCAACGGAACTGTAGATGATAAAGAATGGAATATCAGATTAGAATCTGATTGTGGCGTAGGTAATGGTAGAGAAGGAGATACTACTACATTTGGTACAGTAACTTATGATCCAACCTGGACAGTTGATTGCGTATGTCCATTGAATGTAGGTTGTCCAGATGGTATTGATACTGATTTCGTAGATTCTTCTACCTTGAGAAACTTTTCTGGGATGGGATCAAATGTACCATTTACAATGTTAGATGAAGAGTATTATCCTACAGGATATGGATCGGTATCTAACATATCAACTTTATCTGGTGATTTTGGAGATGAAGGAATTCATAGACATAGAATACCAGTTGAAGCAGATGATCCACATACGTATCAAATGGTGACTAGAGCAGCACAAGCAAGAGCTGATACTGGTCTTGATTCTCAAATTGTTATTGACATTAATAGTGAAAAAAAGGCGGATAAATACATACAGCCTTACATTGTAACGGAATACCTAATTAAGTTCTGATGGCAAATTATAGATCTACTCTTCCAAATTTTTATTCCGACAAAGGAGGATCGTATGTTAGTATTGGTGCTATCGTCCCAGTATTAGTAGACAGTAATTCTGACGCGACTAATAATTTACCAACACAAGATCCACATTATTCTTATCGTGGATATTTGTATTGTGATGGTAGTAAGTATTCTATTAAAGATTATCCATTATTATATGAAAGCATAGGTAACGAATACCTACAAAGATCTGGTGCTAATGGTAATGAAAGAATTTCTGCAAATGCTATCATTCAAAATGCAGCAAACTTTGGTCAACCAGGAACAGTACATAGAACTTTTGTGAATGGCGGCAATGTATATGCAGAAATTTATGCTAGACCAATAGTTAAACCCAATGGACAAACAACATATGATAGAGTAGTTCCTAGTAATGCAACATTATCATTTCGTGAGTTAGGTGATTTTCCTGGTTCTAGAACTTGGCGTAAAGCAGTAGCACCTTACTCCTCTCTTTGGAGTGAGTTCATGAAGTCATACTCAGTATACGTATCAACGAATCAATCGTTGGGTGGAATTGCTCATACTTATACTGGTGCTGTCGTTGATATTGCTACAGGTGGTAATTATAAAATTCAGTACGCAACTGATAATACAGGCAGTATAACATTTAATGGTACTACTTATACTAGTGCTTCTTCATTTCAAGATGGTCAAGACATCACAGTAGATTTAGGAAATGTTCCTGCTGGATCATATCCATTTTCATTTACTGTTACCAACGCTGGTGGTGAAGATTGGGGTAATAATCCTGGTGGTATTGCTATTAGAATCTATAATGATTCTAACAATGTAACTGTATGGTCAACCGTAAATAATGTTGCTAATACTTCATCATCTGGTGTAGTTCAAGAAAATAAAGAATATAAATTATTATATGCTAGTTTCTATCAGAATCTGGCAGAAAGAAATGATACTCATGTTTATAGACTTCTTGTAAACTATGATCCTGCCGATAATACCACAGGAACTCCTGGAGCAACTGTAACATGGAATATTAGTTCATCATCAGTATTAGCATCACCAGATTCACTTAATGATCTTGGTATTGCTCATTATGGTACAGTACCTGCAGTTGATCCTGGTACTTATGATCCTATAACTGGTGGTGGATACCCAACAAATTTCACTCAATACGCAGATCAGGGTGCTCGTAATGATACGATGCAGATCTCTTGGGGTAATTTATTTGGAATGCCTGCTGGTGTTAGTGTAGATACCTATGAAGTTTACTTAGAAGACTTATCAATTCAATCATTTGTGTTGTGGAATATTAAAAATATTCCATCCTCAAAACAAGGATTAAATGTTAACGAACCACTTCCCGCTGGTGTAACAAAACTATCCAACAGTGTTGAGCAACAATCAATTGGGTCTAGTCCAGATTGGGTTAATAATGGATACTCTGGTCCACAACCTCCAACAGGTGAAAAGCATAAGTATAGACTGCATGTTATTGCAAATCTAACTAATCAGCAAACCTTAGTTACTCACATGGATTTTGCTGCTGGATCTGGTCAGTTAATTCCTGATTATGGATCACCAGCATATACAGATAACTATGATATTATTGGAACAGGATCTGGAATTAATGACAGTAGTTTAAATATTAATATTGCAAATCTAACAAACAAACCTGTAATTAGAATCAGAAAAGGATTTGAATTATCTGACTACCCATATATTCTAGGTGACTTTAGAGTTCCTGATTATAGAGATAGAAAACTAATTGGATATGGTGAAGGTGTAGAAGGAGCTGGTAGTCCACTGGTAGGTGATAGAATCACCATGAATATTGGTGATATTGGTGGACAATGGTATATTCCGACAGATACATTAGAATCTCCTCTAGAATTTTATGAAATCAGTGATGTTGTTACCACTGGATATAGTGATGTAACAGCAGACATTAGTGCATATGCTATTGGAGAGAAAACATATAGAGTAGGACCTACAGAAGATTATATCTTTGCACGTCCTGCACAGCATAATCATTATATTTTGGGAAGTGTTGTTCTAGAGAGAACACTTGCAACTCTTGGAGGTGTAGATAAGTATACTACATCATATATAAACTACAATGGTTCTGTTCTTGAATTTGTTCCTGGTGGTCCTTCTGGTGATGGTGGTGCAATAGGTCACTCTCACGGTTTATTAGGTTCAAGACCCAGCAATGCAAATATTGCTACCTATGGTAATGTTGAGGGTGTTGGTCAAAAGAAACCATCAAATGCTTTACCAGATAAGGTGTATGCAGTTGATGACCCTGCATTCATTGACATGACTTTTGACTATAATGATATTTTTCTTACGGAATGGGGTAATGGTCAGGGTGAGACTGGTGGATTCGCTAATCCTGGACTAGAAAACGCAAGATATGCCTCATATTCTAGTTTGGGGACAACATTACAGGATGATTTGGCAGTTGATAGAGGTCTTGTATTTGATATAGACTGTACCAATTACACAAAATTGTTTGTTCTTGCAATTGCAGGTAATGATCATAATGGTGGAGAACGACCTAATAATCCTGGTGAAGGATTAAGATTAATATGGCCAGATGGTAGTGAGGTTAATCTTTTACCTGCTAAAGGCGATACATCATTAAGTTTTGATGAATATGATGCAGCATATGCATTCTGGAAGAGATTAGTAGTTGATATTCCACCACAATATCAAACTGCTAATGTTAGAATTGATTTACACCAAAATGTTGAGAATGCTCCTTATACGGAATTTCGGGGAAGTGACGAAGAATCGCAGGCAATGGATGCTGCAAACCCTAATGCTTATGATAGTATTGCAGTTGCACAAGTTGGACTAACAGGTGGCACAATGCCAAACGTAGAATGGGATGGATGTTATAACTATGACATTACAACACCTCCAGTAGTTCCAATTGCTTCTCTTACCAGTAATGGTACATTCATGGATATCGTTACAACTAATGATCATGGATTTGCTGTAGGAGATGCTGTCATCGTTGCTTTAACCAATACTTTTGATGGTACGTTTACAGTATTAGAAGATGGTTTCTCTAATAATCAAGTTAGAGTACAACCTCAACCTCCTATAGCTGCTGGAAGTTATAATGGTGGAACAATCAGAGAAGCTGGTGGATATTTCTTAGAACAAACAACTAACTTGACACCTAGAGTTTGGGTTGTTAATAACTTAACAACAATTGGTGGTAAAGATATTATTGCATCCGAAGCAGATCTTGGAAATGAAATATACAATCAATCTATTAACAGTGGAAGCTTAAATGTTCCTGCACGTCCTAATAATAATGCAAATGTAAGTGGTTATGAAGTAACTCTACAAGCTCCTGGTGGTGGAGGAGGTGGATCCTTCGGTGGTGGTGGCAATGGTGGAACTGCAAGTGCTACTCTAACAGTTGATGGTGTCAACTATACTATCACTGCTGGTGGTGGTCAAGGTGGTTCTTCTGGCAACGGTGGCGGTGGAGCAGGTGGGGGAGGAAATTATTCTATTCCTGCTGCTCTGTTAAATGATGATAGATTTCTGTTTGAAGTAACAGAAAATGGATCTTCTGGATCTGGTACAAATGGTGGACAAGGTGGCGGTGCCGCAGGTGGTGCTGGTGGTGATGAAGACAGTATGCAATCAGGTAGCACCAATAGATCTTTTAGTAGCAGTAGTAGTTTTAATCCCACATCTGTAGTTCCTAGTGGCGGCACTGTAACGAGCGTATATGCAGATATATCTGGTGGTGCTGGTGGTAATGGACCTAGCAATGGTCAGGCAGGATGTAATACAACTGGTGGTACTGGATCTCGTGGTAGAAGAGTAACTGGAACCATATCCACAGTAGGAACTTTATATTTTACAATTGGACAGAAGGGTGACAACGGCAATAACGTTCATGGTGGATCTACAGTAGAAAGTACTACACAAGGTGGTTCTGGTGCTGCTCAAGGTGGTACTGGTGGACGTGGTGCATGGGGTAACGGTGGATCTGGTGGTGGTGGCGGTGGTGCTACTCAACTTTCTAGTGGTGTTGGTAACCTTATGGGTGCTGGCGGCGGCGGAGGCGGCGGCGGTAACGGCGGCGGAAACAATGGTGGTTCTGTCACTGACCCATGTTGGACTGGTGGCGCTGGTCTTGGACCATCACAAGGACTTTATGCAGCTGCTTCTATCGGTTTCACTGGAGGAAATGCAGGTGGTACTGCTGGTTGCACCGCTGGTGGCGGTGGCGGCGGTGGTGGTGGTGCTGGTCCTAATGGTGGTGGTAACGGTGGTGCTGGTGGTGTTGCAGGTGCTGGACACGTTAACACTGGTTCTGGATCAGGTGGTTCTGCAGGTAGATCTGCTGTGAATAGTAATTATGTTTCTGGTTATTCTGAATCTTCTGGTTCTAGTGGCAATGGATATGTTAATTTTACAGTTAACTATCAACAACCAGTTGATAACCCAGATGGTGGTGGCGGTGGATCAGGATCTAAAGTATATTTCAAATATACAGGTGATCCTACTGATATTGCTTGTTCAGTTGGATCGCCTGGCAACGGTGGATCTGGTGGTGGCGAAGGTGGAGCTGCTGGCACTGTTACAGTAGTTGTGTATGAAACAATTGAAGGTGATGATAATGTAATTGGAACTACATCTCCTGCTGGTGTTTACTATGAGGTTCCTAACTTCCCATCAAATACACCAAACTTCCCAGCAACTCCAAATACAATTGGTGGTGCTATATGGCATTCCTCAAGTGCAGGAGTTAATGTAGTTACTGCAACAGGAACTAACTTCCCAATTGCATCAACACTAAGTGGAGGAAAAGCGACGAGATATGTATTGTTTAGTGGTAGTGGAAGTAGATTCTTACAATTAGGACCACTCAATTTAACAAACGTAAATCAAGCAACATTTACTGTTATTAAAGGAAATAATAATAATGGTGGTGATGCTCCTGAAGAAGGACTCTTCGTGTACTATAAAACTTCAGTTGAAGCAACTTCTGAAACATTATTAGCACAAGTTGCTGGACCTACTGTTAGTGAAAGTGGATATGCAAATTATTCCATTCCAATTGATGAGAATAATAATGCTAGAGCTAATGGAATTTATTTGATTCTTCGTCAAAATCGTCCAGAGGGGACAGGAGATAATGATGATGCAGGATCAGGAGATACAAATGATAACTGGGCGTTAGCACAGTTTGGATTTAATTATGATCCGTTTACAGAACAGATTTTTGTACCATCAGTGGATGCTAATTTACCTAGTAATCTAGGTGACTGTGGTCCTGATGATGGAATTGATCGCCTTAGAAGAACAGTTACTGCAGAAAAGAGTAATATGAGATTTACTGATGGACAATTCCAATTATCTTCATCCACTCCAATATCTGTAACTGCTTCAGCACGAGTAGAAGAGACTATACCTCTGATTACAAGGTATCATAGATCAAAATACTTGATTAAGGCATTCTAGATAAATACTTCACGCACTCAAAATTATCCAAATGTCAAAAGCTTTATTGACTTTGAATGCCTTTGATAAGACGATTAATTATAAAGGTATTTCAAAAACTATTAATGATGATTTTTGGGAGAGAGAAATTGCTCCCATTATCACACCTGTGTGGGATACTCCTAAGGACAGGTTGGAGTTATTTGTGTACAAAGAGGATAAAACCTGTTTGGTGCAAAGAAATAAGTATGTAAGAAACTTTAAAACCAAAGAAGGCAAGTGGGTATCTTACGAGTTTGATCCAGATGCAATTCGTGACTTCTCATCAGTTGATGATTTGTATAATAGTATATCTGAGAAATTTATTCAATATAAAGAGATTGGTGAAGAGGAGTATGAAAGAGCACTCCAACAACAGTTTAGAGCAGATGCTACATTAAATTGGGACAAGGTAAAATTAGTTAGAAAATTCTTACTAGATGAAACTGATTGGACTCAAGTAGAGGATGCACCAGTAACAGCAGAAGAAAAAGTACTATATCAAAAGTATAGAACATATCTACGTGAATTGTTTAATCAAAATCAAGTAGAACTACCATTTGATGTATGTTTTCCAATCACTCCTAAAGAATACTTACATAGAAAGACACTAGACATCTCATCAGTTAACACCGAAGCACTTGGTGATCAGGGTGTTAATGAGGAGTATTTGTTCAGTGAATTTCATTTCTGGAAACTAACATCTCCTGCTGTTAATAGTTTTGCACAAAAGATGACACTTTATATGACAATGAAGTCCATCTTGGACGAAGATTCTAGAGTATCTGGTGTGAGACCAGTCAGAAAATTCAGGCATCAAGCTATAAACTTAAATCATGAAGATGGTACTCTTAGAGAGAAGACTATAGATGAGGTAGGTGCATCTCATCCTGGAGTAGATGCAGAAGCATACATAAGAGCTTTATTAACAAGAATTGAAAACGGAGAGGTCTGATGTTAGTATCAATGAACCCAGAGCGACTATATGAATTAGTTGCATATTATGCGAAAGCAGAAGACAAGTACATCCTAGTCATTGATAACACTGACTGGTGCTACCTCTCATCGGAGAAACAGCAAGAAGTTTTAAACTTCTATGATGATATTATTGATGAGGATGAAGTGCAAGAGATATTTTCAAATACACTGACATTCTATAAATTTGATACCCAAACAGTTGCTATTGATACTGCACGTGGATGGTTCCCTCTGCTAAAAGAGTTGGAAGATACTGATTTCTTTGTTGAGGCATATGTAGTAACACCAGCAGGAGCTATTCCATACACAAACAAAGTTGCTGCTTCATGATATAATATAATTACATTTTGATGTGAAATGAGTCTACAGTATAACAGTCAGTTCTTTAGTTTTAGAAGAACTACCATCCCAAAAGATTTAATGGAGGATCTAGAGAATCATCTAGCATCTTCTACTTTAGAATTTAAAGATACCAGAGTAGTTGGAGCAAACTCTCCTGAAGAGGATATGTCTGCATATCTCTCCGATAGAAGAAGATGCAAAGGAGCAGTTGTTGAGAATGAAGATGTCATGAAGTTCATCTTCGCTCAATTTAATGAAGTAAATCCTGCTACTGATATTTGGCAATTTGATCTCTCATTCTTTGAGAATATTCAATATCTGAGATATGATAGTGAAGAAGATCATTTTGATTGGCATAATGATATGATGATGAGTGATGATAAAGTCAATTTAATGACACGAAAATTATCAATGACATTAATGCTCAGTCATAAAGAAGATTACACTGGTGGTGAGTTTGAATTTGCAAGCGTTCGTGCTGGTCAACTTAACACAAAAGAAATTAGTCTAGACTATGGTGATATATTAATATTTCCATCAATTATGGAGCATAGGGTCAAACCAATCACAAGTGGTGTTAGAAATGTGTTAGTAGCGTGGGCATGGGGACCACTATTCAAATGACCGAAATTATGAACGTACCTAATGAGTATGAACTGCATCACTTGCAGTTTCAAGCGATGATGCGTGAGCATGAAATCCCAACAGATGAACTAATGTATCTTGGTGAACGTGAGTACACTGAAGACTATGTTGCACATCCTGAGTTTCATGGTATGATGATGCACTGGTATCTCGTAGGAGGGGAGCATGAGGTCCCCATCTGCGACATCCAGTCTATTGACCGTGTTGATGAGGACTAATGTTTTCTGAACAATTGATTTCACTTGCGACTGAACGAGC